CTTTTGTAGATGAGAATTCTGGGTGCTTAAGGTCAACTCCACGAACCCAATACCCCTCTTCTCGAAGTCGTTTAACCATGTGACTTCCAATAAATCCACCAGCACCAAGAACAAGTGCTGTCTTCTTATACTCACTCATCAGAAAATGTGTATTGATATATTATGTATGATACTAGTATGAGAACAAAAAGTCAATAGATCTCACACAACTTTTGAAGACCAGAATCAAAATCAATAGATGGAGAAAACCCCATGGACATTAATTTGTCAGTGTTCAAAGTCATGTTTTTTATTTGAAGATACTCTTGTTCCTTTGGAAAAGGTACAGTAATCATTTCACTATTACTACCAACAATATCTCTTGCTGTAAAAAGAATATCTTTGAAAGTTTTTGATTTTCCTGTTGCAATATTGTAAATTTGATTTACTTCAGATTCGTCTATCAGAAATTTAATTGATCTACAAATGTCATCAACAAACATATAATCTTTTCTAAAATCTCCTCCATCATACAAAGTGATGTCCTTGTTTTGTTTGAGAAGTCCTATCATAAATCCAAGAACATTTTTTCCTGGAGTAATCGTCGGATCTAACCCATAAACATTTCCAATCCTAAAAATTCTATATTTAATATCAAAAGTTTTACAGTAAGATATAAGAAGTTGCTCAGCACATCTTTTTGTAATCGAATAAAATCCAGTAGGATTACAACAATCAGTTTCTTTCGCGTCTAAAACATCATTACCATAAACAAAACAAGAACTAATAAAATTAAATGTGATGTCCTTGTCTCTACAATTTGCCAATACATCCATCAACAAAGACAAATTAGTATTGATATCTACGTGAAGATCTTTGAATACACTTTGATTTGTCGTTGTACTAATAAAGTACAACACATCTTTTGTAATAGGACTTCTAAGGTTTCTGGGAACTAACATAGTGGAATCTGGATATAATTCACAGAACTTTCCACCAATGAATCCTGTTCCACCAAATACTGATAAACTATTCATGTTCGTATTTTTCACATTCCGCAAATGAGTGTCCTTCCTGATCCTTCTTGGCTAAGATCGGATCTCTATCATTTCCCCAATCGATTGCCAAGTCTGGATCATTCCACATCAATGTTCGCATATGTTCTGGGGCATAGTAATCTGTTGTCTTATAACAAAACTCAGCAGTGTCAGTTAAGGTATAAAATCCATGTGCAAATCCACGAGGAACCCACAACTGCAAATTGTTCTCGGACAGTTTAACTCCAAACCATTTACCAAAAGTAGAAGAACTTTTTCTTAGGTCAACGATCACATCATATACAGCACCAGAAATACACCTCACCAACTTTCCTTGGGACATTTCAATCTGATAATGGAGTCCTCTCAAAACACCTTTACTAGACTTGGAATGGTTATCTTGGACAAACTCTTCCCGAACTCCAGTTTCGTTTCGAAAGTCTCTAAGATTAAATGACTCCATAAAGAATCCGCGTTCATCGCCATACCTATCACATGTAATGATGAGAGCATCATTTAAAGGTGTTTCAGTTACTTTCATATTCACAAAAAACTCAAATGTATTATACTAAAAAAGGACGACTCGCGCAAGTCGTCCTCCTTAGGTCTTTTCATGCACGCCACTTACTCTTTTACTAGAAGCAAGAAACTAGGCGGGGTAACCCCATCCGCACCACTTTGTTTATAAAAACAAAGAAACTTAATTCCAAAGAGTTTGAACTTTATTTTCTAACTCAATGAATCTTGCATCAACTTCTTGTTGTGCTTTATCACTCTCTTGGAGTTTTGCTACCGCCTCTTCAAGTGCTTGAAGTCTTGCTTCTACCTCAACGTCATATTTTGACATTGCTGCTCCACTTGTAGATTTTGCTGCTGTTCCTTTGGTTGCCATAGTTAAAATTAACTCTTCTGTTATTTAGTTTTTAGAGGGTCTAATGACTCCACCACCTAGTTTTACGAACTAGGAAACGCAGGGGTCGTAATGACCATCCCGACCAGGGCAGGTTTAGAGACTTTCCGAGTCTTCATCATCACGAACATAACAAGGAACACGATCTGGATCTAACCATTTCGTATATTCAAAATCTTCAATGGCAGTCAGAAGTTGCATCTGATTATCAAGAAGATACATGTCACGATAACGTTTGGTCCAACTATCTGCTTTTTGAATACGATAGTCTGGGCGTCCATTTTCTAAAACACCCGTTTCAACATAACGGTAGGGGAAACGTTCAAAAAGAACTTTCATCAAGCAACCTCTACAGTTTCAAGATCAGAAGCAACATACTCCATAAGAATGTCATAATCATCCATGGGATCACCAGAGAAAACTACACCTTCATTCTCATAATAGCGACGAACCTTTTTGAAAAGTTTCGGATTCTTTACATCAAGGAAAAATTCACCATTTGCTGCGCCACGAAGGGTTTGAACGTCTTTCTTGAATTTTGCTGTGAGTGTCATTGTTTTGTGTGTTTGACCTTAGTATTATAAGGGTTTGACTCCAAAGAGTCAAGTGCTCCTTGCGTGGATCGAACACGCCTCAGGCGAATTATGAGTTCGCTGCATTCACCAGATTGCTAAAGGAGCGAGGTAGGAATGTCGGGAATTGAACCCGATTCACTCCGTTATAAGCAGAGGGCCTTAACCATTAGGCGACATTCCCGCAGATGAACTACGATGCTTCGTTATTATTCTCCGTGTATATTCGGAGGAGTTCATCATCCGCTGGTATCATTACTGCTCTCTCGCCCGTTATTGTATTTTCTATTCCTATTGTCTCACCATTTTCTACTCTGTCCAGAAGAGTGTCCCAGTTCTCTTGCCAGTATTCCACTGAATAAAAATCCATAGTTGATAATATATATGCATCGGAGTGATAGGATTCGAACCTACGGCATCCGCCTCCCAAAGACGGCGCTCTACCAAACTGAGCTACACTCCGTTGTGTTGCTTACCCGAATATTATAACCCTATTTGTGGTGCTTGTCAAACGGATCCCAGTGTTGCCAGTTGTATTTGTGAACTGCCCAGATACCCATAATAGGCACAAATACAAGAGTATAGCAAATGAATGCTAGAGCAATATTGTTATTTAATACTGTTGCTGCGAAGTGTCCCATTTTTCTCTAAAGTATCGATCTACGTGATTTAAACAATCTAATGGTGCTTGTTCTGCCGTGTGTGCCCAATCATAACAAAAGTCAATCATATCAAATGTTAAACGATCAACTCCATATATTCTGGCAAATGAAGATGTTGCAAAATGAAATCTAACTCTAATGTGCGGTGCCATTCCCCTTATAGTGTTCGGACTCATAGTAGTTCCCCTTCTTTGAACCAAAATAAATTGTTGTTAAAACAAAAGGCACTGCTACGATTATCAGTGCTCTCCCCAATAAATGCTCCATGTTTTTTTATTTGGTATATGTGAAATAACTGAGGTTAATACAAACCATTCGGATGCTGTGGAATAAACCACATGCTTGATACCGTCTACTGTAACGATATATTTTCTCATTTAAATAAATTTTCTATTTGTTTTCTGACATCTACCATCTTTTGTTTTTCACGTTCACAATGTCTATATCCACGATTACCTCTCATAATCATTGTGCCTTGATAGAACATCGTGGCAGCAAATATTAGCAACAATACAATACCAATTATTTCAGGGTAATGTTGATCCATGGTAGTACTGGTGGAATAACTCCAATAAGTCTCAGAAGTCCCTCAGCAAATAAAGCAAGAACCACCCAACCGACGCACATACTAATGATAGAAGCATTACGGTTGTGGCGTCGTATTGCTGCATCGATCATCTCCTGAACTTCTGATCTTGTAATAAACTCTTCTTGTTCGTGCATCATTTTTCATCCCCTAGAAATTTTGCGAGGGGATCTCTTCTGGTTTTCAATATTTCACATGCTCTGTAGTAAAACATATTGTCTGTATTACCAGACTCTTCAAAGACTGCCTTGATCTTCACCCAATTATTATAGGTGTGCTGATCCATAGGTTTTGAGTTGTAGTACTACTATATAATAATCAAAGTACTTTCAAAGTCAATAAATTGTGTTCGTTGCGTAACATTGTTGAAGAAAATATTAAATTTGTAACTTATCTTACACGGAAAGGGTGGGATTCGAACCCACGGATGCTTTCACATCGCTAGTTTTCAAGACTAGAGCCTTCAACCACTCGACCACCTTTCCAGGTTTTTATCGGACATCAAAGTCCAATCGACGAACTTTACGTTGCCTTCTTGCTTCTTGATATGCAAGATCTGAAGATGAAAGAACATTCTTCTGCTCTTTCTTTGTAGAGTTTATCATAACTACTCTACTTAAGTCAACTGCTGTGACACTATCACCTTTTACAGTCATCATGTTTGCACACCCACAAACTTGAGTTTTATTTGTACTCGTTAATTCTTTATTGCAATCTTTGCATCTTACTATTAACATCGTTCCTCATCCAATTCAAAGCAAGTGATTTATTTATCATGGGCGATGAGGGATTCGAACCCCCGACCCTCTCCGTGTAAAGGAGGTGCGCTACCGCTGCGCTAATCGCCCGACTCCCCCGGCAAGATTCGAACTTGCGACCACTCTCTTGTCTAATGATTGGTCTGTGGTCGTCAGTCAGAGACCAACGCCATTGATTCATGTGAGTGCAATACCACAGATTAATTTTCATGTTTGAAATGTTCCAATCGTATCCAGTTGAGAAGCGCATGTATTTCAGATGATGAATGACGTGGGGTGCCGAGATAATACTCGGTTGTTTCTGCTTCGGAAGCATACA